AGGCAGAAAGGTAACGCAGTTTCAGACGGTAAAGCGAGGTGCTGAGATTGTCGCCCCATATGCTCGCCAATTGTTTGGTGAGTTCACAGCCACCAAGTCGAATGATGACTGGCTGAATAACGAATATATCTAACACAGCGAGAGCGAGGGGGCAGGTATCACAGCCTGCCCCTTTTGCTATGTCGATGCAGCCCCGCCATCCACTGTGGAGCGGAGGGTGAGTGTATGCTTTCCTTTAGATAAATCTAACTGGAAGTAAGAGCGAGAGGCACGAAGTTATGGCGCATATGCTGGAGACAGACACTAAGGGCGTAGCAAAGATGGCTTATGCAGACCGTGAAGTGCCATGGCACCGCCTAGGAGTGCCTATGAAGGGCTTGCAGACAGCAGAGGCGATGCTTCAGGCAGCGCAGGCTGACTTTGACGTGGTTACAACGAAGGTCGCAGTCGTTGACGCTGATGGCAGTTTGATTAGAAATCCTGACGGCACACCGATTCTCATCAAAGACAGCCGAGCGACAGTAAGAGTGAACCCTGATGGCACCTTTGACGGACTGGCCACCGTAGGCACTCGCTATGTGGTACAGCAAAACCGTGAGTGCTTGGACTACGCCCTCGCAATAGTCGGGGCTTCCAAGGGAGACGCAGTAGTGGACACTTGTGGCGTGCTTGACGAAGGCAGAGAGTTCTTTAGTTCGCTTGACTTGGGCGCTCTCGTCATTGACCCCACGGGTATCAACGACAAGATAGACCGTTACCTACTGGTTCGCAATGGTCACGATGGCAAGACAGCGATTACGTTTGCCAATACCTCAATTCGTGCGGTATGTAAGAACACGGTAATTGCCGGTCAGGCATCTGCTCGCCGGGTGTTCACCGCCCGGCATACTCGTAACGCAGATAGCGCTATAGAGGAATCGCAAAAAGTTCTAGAAATATCAACTGAGTGGGCTAAGTCATTCCAACTGACAGCGAATCGTTTGCTAGCCGTAAAGGTTCCACCACGAAGTGCGCAACTAGCAACGATACTTGACAAGGTGTTTCCGGGAGAATCAAACGGTACGGATAGACAAAAGAAAAACCGTGATGGAGTAGTAGCGCTTGTTCGTGGAGTCTATGACAATGAGCGAAATGCCGGTGGCTACGGGTACAACGGATGGAGTGCATACAACGCTATTGCTGAATACCTTGACCATTATCGTGATGCAAAAGCAGATGAGCGCGCGCTCGCTTCAATGAATAACAATTCATGGGTGACGCAAAAGAAAGTATTAGCACAAGAAGTTATCCTGTCGCTGGCTTGACAGTTGTCGCAAGTATCATTGACTACTAGAGCCCCGGTATAGCGGAAGGCAGGCTTATGGACGAAGACTTTGAGTTTGATGGCGAAGACGGCGATATCCCCTCAAGGGAAGAGCTTGCTGTATGGCTGAGCGAGTTCATGACCCACACCGCAGAAGCAGAAACAATGTATCGCGCCCACTTCTGCGACTTAGTAACTAATCGTGTCTATGACGAGTTCGGTTACGAAGGTCTCTGCGAAATGCTGATGAGCATAGATAAGCGTGGCCACTGGATTTCCGACATTCTGATAGAAAACAACGACATTGACGACATTCTCTTCAAAAAGTACGGTGTTTACGACATTGAGTCAATAAAAAAGGCACGGAGCACAAGCGCAATGGCCGAAATGAATCAAAAGATTTGGAAGTTACGCAGAAAGTACGCAAAACTAATTGCTGACGAACTAATGGGCAGAGTTCCAACCCAAAAAACCGAGTAAGCCCCGCCACACGCGCAGGCGAGGGGCAAGGGTTGCCAGCCCCAGCCCCCGCCTCTGTGGGTTACTCGCCCCACGAGTGGTTGTGGTGAAACCAAGCGATTTGAGCTTCGCTTGACAAGCCACCACCAGCGACGTAACTCATAATGAATTCCGCCCGCTGTTCCTGCTCGCAGATGCTTCGCTGCAACTCAAAGAATTCCTCCTCTGAAGCGAAACCCTCCTTTTGCCACTCTTCCATTTTGCTCACCCCCTTTCATTTGGGCTTGTTTGCCTTGCGGCAACGCAAGCTTAGTACACCAAATACCAAATTTCCAAAGTACTAGACGGCCGGGGCTTATCTGTGTCGGTTGAGCAAGTCAAGCACTAATTGTGTAGCGCCACCACTAGCAGCAAACTCCCCACCTTCTGTCGCAGCGTTCACTACCTTGCGTTTTTTCTCAATAAGTGCATAAATCTCTTGGTCTATCGTGTTGTCAGTGAGCATATAAGTAGCCGTTACGCTTCCTTTTTGACCAATTCTATGTAGGCGACTAAATGTTTGGTCTAAGTCGGATGGTGTCCACGGTAATTCCACGAACAAAATGTCCTGTGCTGAAGTGAGCGTGTGCCCTGTCTTGGCTGCCTGAATAGACAACACAATGACTGGCGCAGTCTCTACGGGTTCATCTTGGAACCTTGCCTTCTGTGCTTCTACCTCCTCAACCGACATTCCGCCTTGAATACGCAAGTTGCCGAACTTCCTTGCCAATTCGTCAACAATGTCTCTGTGGTGAGCGGCGACTACCACCTTCTTGCCGTCATCAATGCGTGACTGAACCCACTCCTCAACCATCGGCATCTTTGCTTTCGCTGACAGTCTCCTCAAAACAGACAACCTAACGAGATGTTCGTTACTTTCTGCTTTTATTCTCGCCACAACGGCCGCCGAGTACGGGCTCTCACCGAGTTCTATCGCTATCTCTTTGGCTCTGTCGGTTATGTACTTTATGATGTCTTGTTCTGCCTTGCGGTATTCCTTGAGCCCCGCCTCAGTACCCTCAACAACGAGTTGGCTGTGTATTACCGGTGGCAGTTCGGATAGCACCTGTGATTTGGTGCGTCTGATGTAGCAAGTTCCACGAAGCCGGTCGTTGAGTTCGTCCAAGTGTGAATGTCCATTGATGTTCCACTGCCCGAACCGGTCTTGGAAGGCAGAGCAGTACCTTCTGTAGAAGCCCCATAGTCCACCGAACTCTTTGAGTTTTCCAATTATGTCTAATTGGCTGGCGTACTCTGCCGGTCTGTTCGTTACGGGTGTTCCGGTAAGGCATAAAACTATTCCATGTTTTGGTGCGCTCTTTGCCATCTTGATAGCCGACTTGGTACGCTGCGCAGTTGGGCTCTTTGCGTAATGCGATTCGTCGAATATGTAAGAATTGTGCGCAAGCAGTTGCTTTTCCCAGTGAGAGATGTTTGAGTAGCCGACAACCAGCACATCGTACGTCCGGGGCTCAGGTATCTCTCGCCGGTTGGTTACAACGGCAACCCGTCTGTGGGGTAGCCATCTATTCCACTCCGACTTCCAGTTGAGGACAAGAGATGGTGGGCAGACAACGACTACCGGGTACACCTCGCTGTCCTTTGACGAATACTCCAGTGTCGCAATCGCCTGTATTGTCTTTCCAAGCCCCATCTCGTCTGCGATAAAACTTCTACGGGCTTTAGAGGCGTACTCCACGCCCGCTCTCTGATAGGGCAGCAGCGTTCCTTGTAGCAAGGGCACTTCTATGTCAGCGTCCGTCGAGCGTGATGCTTCTTTGAGTTCGTCTAACTTCTTGCCTATTGACGCAGAAACACCGTGAACTTCCGGCGATACAAGCACGTCAAATGAGTTAGCCCACGCAATGGCCTCACTAGATGAGGTAAGTGGCGCTCTCCACGCCATCTCCTTGTTATCCCAAGTAATTCCGGGAATTTGCTTCACCGCCTTGAGTACAACCTTGTCGTATGGGAATTGGATGTATGTCCAATCGCCCTTTACATATACACCCTTTCGTGATGCTCTCTTTGGCGCAGTAAACCTAAGCACTTCGTCTGTTATCTGAAACTCGTGCTTCATAGCGAATGCTCGCACCTCGTTAATCGAGGCCACGGGTGCCTTCCACAGTTTGTCCACCTTGTCCCACGCAGCCCCGGCTATAGCTTTAACCTCAGCCACCTGCGCTGGGTCGTACGGAAAGTCAAGGGCTAGTAGGTCGTGGTCAAGATAAAGTCTCACTGGCTCATCATACTTGCTAGGCTGGGCGCTATGGAAATAGATGCATCTTTAGAACAAGCAATGAAGTCGGTAATGAACTCCGTTGATGAAATAAATAAGAAACTTGACGCAGTTCAGGTGATACTCAACAACCTTGACGCTCGGGTTGCTGTCACAAACAATACTGCTGGCAAGACACTCGGCGAGACCAATCAGCCACTCGGTTCAATGAGGCTTGGCTAGAACAAACTGTCTTGGTTGAAATCACCGCTCAGGTTGCAAAAGTTGTGCCTGTACCGGAAAGCCTCAGATTCAACCGCATGAACCGTCTTTCCCCCACCCTTTAGCCAAACAGTAGCCAAGCGAAGAGAGTTGTTGGCGTTTGGGTCTATTGAGAAACCGCATACAACGCACTCAAAAAGTGGTGGAAGGCTCATACCACTATCTTAGCGGGGCTTGCTATCAAACGCAAGGTGTATCCTTGGTGTATGGATACTGACGATAAAAAGAAAAAGAAAGAGGAAGAAAAGCCTGCACGGGTTGTTCAGAAACCACGCCGCTCTTCTTGCTGTCCTACTCGCTAGACCAAAGTTGTTCTACGAACTCGTGAACTTTCGGCGGGCAATTGTCTCTATAGAACGGGTCAAGTAGAGAGCCGTTTAGTTTCTCCGCAATGCGAGGCTTGACATCCCACAGGTGATTCATATACATCTGCCCATAGCGCAAATCTCCACCCTCTACTAGTTGTCGCTCATAGTAGATAGAAACCATCGCTAGAAACTCGTTATAAGTGCTCATTGCGTTTCAGAATACCGCTGTTTCTGCTCAGGTGTTGCGGCAAGTCTTTCATAAAACCTGCGTTGTATCTTTCTATCTCCGTCTCTCCGCCCCAAACGCCAAAAATCTCGTTGTTGCTACGGGCGTAATCACGGCACAAAATAATTTGCGGACAATTAGAGCAAACTTTCTTTGCTTTTTCTTCACGGCGGACTCGTGACTGCGGTCTCTCCGCATTCTTGCCGTAGAACAAATACTGTTTCCCGCTACAGGGGATATCGCCTGTCGGTGGTGCGCTAACTCTTACTGCTAATGCTGTCATTTTACCTCAATAGTAGATTAGTGAATAAACGGCATCACGATAATTGGTGTCTGCTCGCCAATCCAAGCACCTACGACATTGTAGTCCACATACTCAACGGCTTCCTCAAAACTCATACCATCTCGCTCGGTACAAACCTTAATTAGTCCGTCATAGGAATAGACGGCAAGTAGTGGCTCGTTGATACGGCGTGACCAACCGATAAAGGCTTCGTCAAAGCCATCCATAAGCAAAGTGCTTTCGTCCATCTCCTCAAGTGCTTGCTGAATATCGGCACGGGTGGCGCTTTTAGCCCCGCTCTCCCAGCCTCGCTGTTCCCCTATCTCTTTCCAATGGTCATATTCTTTGCCTACGAATACATCGTTAAATTGCTTGTTAGGTGTGTCGCTCATTTCTTCATCATACGGAAGAAATCTTCCATTGCCTCGTTATCGCCACATTGAGAACAAATCTCTGTTTTGTTGTCTTTCCTAGAGATGGCACCTGGATATAAACCTGGTGTGTGTCCGTTAGGAATAAAGCCACTACAGGTAGGGCAGATGATGTTCTTGCTCATTGCCCCTCGCTTTCGCAATCGTGGCCGTAGTAAAACTCGCCTGCCTGCTCTTCGTCCATCAGGTCAAAAACTCGCTCACACTCTACGCACTTTGCTTTAGTAGATACTTTCATTTCTTTCCCCTTTTCTCGTGGATAAGACAAGCATACAAGACCAAATACCAAATTTCCAAATCGGGAATTACCTCGAAATAGCCCCGCACGGGTATCGTTGACATTTGATATTGGACTGGTTATGCTTGAATCACCTACCGAAAGGGCAGACAATGAACGAACATACCTACAGAACAGCAAAGACCATACTCATTACCATCGCAATTACACTTGCCTCAGTATTCGCATTCGGGTACTTGGACAAACAGAGCAAAGATGACGCCGAGTTCTTTTGTAACGGCGCATCGGTAACAGTGAAGGACGGCGACACTCTTTATTGGATAGCCCGAACAAATTGCGAAGGCAACACCATGGAAGTAGTGAACAGACTTGTGAGGTTGTACGGAACTGACCTCGCTATCGGCGACATTATCTATCTTCCTACGCACAACACTTGCGAATTGCGCATTACTGACGGTGGCGAAGTAATGGAAGAGTGCGCATAACACACCCCGGGGCTTATGGGCGATTTGGAAATCTGCTAACGCCTGCACTAAGATAGAACCAACAACAAGTCTCACGAAAGGGGACACAAAATGAAGAATTACTTTGACAGTGGAATTGAATGGGAAATGGCAGATGAAGCCCGTAGCGCAGGCGAGATATCCGAACTGGATATCGTAGAGCCCGACTACGAGGACGAGGACGAGGACGAGGACGAAGAAGAAGATATGGACGAAATCTACAATGACGCCGTGTTCGGGTAAGCAATGAACGCGCAAGAGAAACTATTCGTGGACTTCTGGAGTGTTGTCATAGACCAACTCGGTGGCTCGCCGTCATACGAGGACTTGACTGAACTTACCCACGAAACCCAGGTAGAATTGTTTGGCTTCTGTTCCTGCGAGGACAACGAGGAAAACGACAACCCATACGAGGACTGCCCACAATGAACGAAAAAGACGTAATTACCCTTCTTGACAAGGCACTAGTAAGCATCTCTAGCCGTGAACTTGTCGCGTCAAGCGAAATGCAAGACTTGCTTCTTGACATTCGGCTTCACT